TCCCCTGATAAACGGATATATTGCTGAATGATGCAATCCCATCTACAACAGGTGCAGTAATACTTTCTGGTATTGAGAAAGTATATGTAGTATCATTTGCACTCCCTACACACACCAGACCCCTCTGTAAGGTCAGTGTAGGAGTATCTTCGCTAGTTGATACCGTAAAGGAAATTACCGCTCTTGCTGCCGTTCTGGAACGAGGTCTATATCCAATGTTTCTTGCTAAAGAAACGACATTTTCACGAAGAGTTGCCGAATCCAAGAAGGATTCATTAACAACCATGTTAGAGTTGAATGCCGTAATATAAGTATTATATGCTAACGTATCAATTAAAACTGAAAAGTTAGATCCCTCAAAATCAAAGTCACTAAAGGTTGAGTTAGCACGAAGATAATCCTTGATTGAGGTCTTTATCTGATCAAAATCTAGATTTGTGAATTTTGTAAACGGCATCTTATCTTGCTGCCTCTAATAGGAACGTATATTCTTGTGTCGGAAATTCCTGCCCAACGATATCAAAGATAACGGTCACATTAAATGAATTTTGGTCTTGTTGAGGATCTACCTCAACAACCACATTATCAACTCTTGGTTCAAAGTTTTCTATTGCAACCAAAATTTGACTTTGAATAACCGATGCAGTACCAAAATCAACAAATTCAAACAAACTATCCCTAACATCAGATCCTAATAAGGAATTAAAAAATCTTTCTGTAGGAATAGTTTCAACAATATTTCTTACAGATCTACGAATCGCATTTTCATTCTTTAAAATTTGCAGATCCTTTGTCACTGGATGTGGAACAAAGGATAAACTGATGTCTTTAAATGATCTGGATATCCTTTGTTCTGCCATTAGACTAGGGTTTTCTTGATTTTATTTATATTTACTCATGCCATCTTTCAACATAATCATCAAAACCATGAGCACCACCACATTGACGCTCTAAACGATCGTCTGGAATTGGGTAAAGTTCCTCATTTTGTGTGGATTTTCTCTGTCTTGATGCTTTTCTGAGATATTTTTCACTTTCTACTTCTGTAATGAGGGTCATTCCTTGCTCAATGAACAAGTTTCCCTTATCAACCTGGTGATGATTTCCCATTTTAGCTCCTGTTTTGTTAAAAACAGAACTTTTAGAGGGGTTGCTATCCCTTATGAGTATTTATTTTACCCAAAAACCCTTCCTTAGATAGTCTTGATCACTGATAAATTGATATCCTTCATAATTTACTTGATCATCACTGTTCCATACAGGAATTGCCTCACTATTTCCAAATCTAAAGTCAGGATTTCTACGAAAATGAACCTCAATTAAATTATTTCCTATAAATTCGCAGTTAATCCACTCATAATTACCTACCAAATTATTTAAAATTGATGGAAATTCTATTTTATACTCAATTTTTTCCCATTTTGACCACTTGTACAGTCCACTTCCATCTTCTCTAGTACCCAAAACAGTTAGATTTTGTTTCTTATTATGATAATCAATACTTATATGATCTCCTTCAAATATTTCGCACCAGAATTCAGATGGATGAAAACGTTCTGTATATTTGTGTATGAGCTCAATACGAGCAAATCGTCCCATACCCAATAAATTCATGCACGGACGAACAATATAAAAGTCGGGTTTGGGAACTGTGGTTCCAGTAGGACCACAAGTATAACCCAATACCCGACTCAATATCAACTTATTATAAACCCAAAGGTCATTCGGATGAATATGATTCCATTCACTATCATCCTGTAGGTACATTACCCTTTACCTTGCCCGCGATATTTCTTACGAGCCTTATTGCGAGAAGACGCTGCATACTTAGTATTCATGCCGCTTCCTTGACGAGTTTTCTTCGGTGCGCCTTCAACATAACCGCCACCTTTACGCATTGCCATTTGTTAATCTCCTAATAATTTCAGTTTCAAGATCTTCAGGTCTTGGAGAACCTGTCTGATAAAACTCTATCGACAGGTCCTCCATCATATCGAAATACTCCTCCTCTGTCAAGTCGGAGTACAATTTACGCCCCTTACAGTAGATATTGTAAGATTCGTCAGCCATCTCAAATTACTCTTGTCTTTTCGTGACCGACTCTAATACGAGGATCGCACCAGATTTCAAAACCTGCTTCCTTTGCATCCAGACAGAATGATACATCTTCTCCACACATATCCTGTACTGCACCAGAATCAAAAACTTGCATCTTTGGTGCAAACCAGGGATACTTCATCTCTGGGTGCTCAAAGACACCGTTCTTAATCATTAACCATCCAAATCCTGCATAGTCAACAGTAAATGGTTCCTTACGCTTCTGAATACTATCCAGAGTTTCGTGATTCATGACTCCACCATTGTTCTTGAAGTCATCTTCCTCCAACCAGTGTGCAACAGAAGTCGTTCGCCCGTCTTCCGTACAATACCATCCACTTGCAATGTCCTTATCCATCAGAACTAACTGATAGAACTTCTCCGTGTTGAATACAATATCACTATCAATCCATAACTGATAATCATACTTCAACCTACCGTCCCAAGGAATTTGGTCGGGTCCTCGCAGTACATTCGCACCTAGACACTTGCATCTTGCAAAATTCACCATCGATGAATAATCTTGCGAGATCTGAATACTTGCTCCGTTCTGTACAATATCAAAACACAATTGTACAAAATTTTTCAGATATGTATACGAGACTCCCCTTCCAGGTAGACAGAAGACGACAGATTTTCCTCTGATCATCTCCTTTGCCTTGTCATAGTCCCACTCTGATTCGCTTTGTGTCGGTGTGGGTGCCTTTGCTTTTACGGTAAATCCTTTAGCCATAATAGAGTGTAATTACATCAGTTATCATACAACATTATCTATACGAAGTCAAACAGGGTCTTTCAGTTCCGTGATTATAATACATTCTCCCTCGACTTCCATATTTACTGAGGTGCCCTCATACCACCCAAAATCGTTCAGTATCCACTCGGGAATCGTCACATAATACTCTCCAGTTATTGGATCGACCTCTACGGTTGTAAAATTTTCTCCGGGATTTTTTTGCATTTGAGGTTTTTTATGATCGACTTTTAGTTTTATATAGTGCTGGCGAGTGTAACACTTTATAGATTAGGGGGACCCATGGGTTTTATATACACGGCGGCGACCCCGCCCAGGGGGGCACGGCGGGGCACTGCTGTTTCACGAACGAATGAGTGCCCCCCCCTGAACTCACCGGTGACCCTGCCGCCCATAAGCATACCCACTCACGGGGCAGCGGGTGGGGCGGGCATACCGTTCGGCGTCACGGTAGACACCTGCCAGATCAACGGCAGACCAGCGGGACACCTTACCCTCATGGTTGGGTTGGGTGTCGTCGGCACGGATGGGCACCCACTCAAGAGCACGGGTGGAAAGGTTGGAGGTGGAAACGTAACGCATGGGGTTTGGTTGGTTGCTTGGATACTGTAGCACGAATGGGGTCAGTACCCCAACCACACCAAAAATTCCCCAGTGTCTACGCGGAAGGGAACGGTGCCATAGTCGGTGCGGAAGTCATCCCAGCAGGAATGATCCTTTGCTGCCTGGCAAGCGGTGCTCCATCGGATGGTGCCATTCTCATGGTTGGTGGCATTCCAGAGGATCTGAGGGAAGGTCATCGGGGTCCGTTGCGGTCTTCCTAATATTAGACCCCCAACCCGCGTCAGCAGGCAGGGGGTGTGCGGTTTCAGAATTGGATGGGTTCGGCAGTCGGAGCACTGATGGCAGCATAGTGGGCAGCACAGTCAGCGATGTTGGCGTCTGCCACGTCGTCAGCGATCGTTTCCAGGATCGCCAGCAGTTGGTCGCCAGTGGCGGCACGGTTGAGCAGGGAGAGGGAGAGGTCGCGGGTCATAGGTCTGTGGGGGGTGTGTTCTTTGGTATTGTAGCAGATGGCGTTCCGCCTAGGCGACCTCATAGAGGTCTGCCATCATCTCATTGATCTCCATGCCGTCGATTGCGGGGTCATCCCAGCGGCAACCGTCGGGGGTCTCTTTGCTTCCGCAGTCACGGAGCATCATCACCAGGTCCTGATAGGAGCGTCCGAAGCGTACCAGGCGACATGCCTCATTGTACAGTCCCTCATCGTTCTGAATCCAGAGGGCAACGTTCCAGGTCTCCCAGTTTGCCCATCCGTTAAAGGTGGAAGCGGTCATCGGTTCGGTTCGTTTGGTATGAATGAATTCTACAGGGTCAGCGGCGGATCTGAACCGCCACAGTGTCCAGTAGATCCGCTGTCACAGTCCGAACGGGTCGGATCGGTTCCCAGAGCAGATAGAGGAGTCCAGCGGCAACAATCAGGCGGAGCATGGTAGCGCGGTGGAATTCGGGGGAACGGGAACGGGTCAGGGCATTCATCAGGCGTCCATCCCCATCGCATCCCGCAGGACGTTGTAGGCGTTCAGGTAGTAGTCTGCGTCGGTGCCCTTACCAGCGACACGGCAGTCAACTGCCAGGCAGAGCAGGGCGGTGCGGATGGTGCTCCACTGTGCCTCAGTCAGGGTGATGGAGCAGAGGTCGTTGGGCAGAACGTTGGTGCGGGTCATCGGTGTCGTTTGATCTGAAGACAGTATAGGGGGCAACGTTGCCGCCCAGGGGGCATGAGTGGACAGTGCTGCCATCGTCACACAGGTTGGTTAAACTTAACGTTGTTGAAGTTAGCATAACTGAACCGCTCACGATTGACCAGTTTCATTGTGCCAAACTCATTAGAGTAGACATAACCTTCGGAGTCAATTCGATCAAGTCCAATGTAAGCAGCAGGACCATCATTGCGGCAAAGGAAGAGTGCATCATCTTTGATAGATTTGATGAGTTTCCAGTAAGCAATCAGGGTGTAATCACAGTCAAATGCATTATCATCAATCGGAGTATTCTCACGGATACACTTATTCAGTGCCTGCTTGATTTGCTTTGCTTTCTTATCATCGACAAAGGTCACATTCTGTGCCATTACCTTAGCAAACTGAATCACCTCAGTAAGGTCACCAAATGACCCTGCACACTTGGTATAATCACCACTGAAGATGCGTGCTTGGGGTTTCACAAACTTACAGAAATCAGTGCTGCCCAAGTTAACAGTCAGAGGGATTGCCCAACTGTCACGGAGGTCATCATTTGCCTCATAACGGGTATGCGGAGCAATGATAATCTTCTGGGTGATTACTTCACTGAACTGATAGGTGATTGTGTTTGGAGTGTATTCTGTCTCTCCACCGAATCCGATAAAATCACCTTGGAAAATGCCGTCTGTATTAGGCAACCAATCAAGACAAGCGTGAAGAATCTTTGCAACTTCGCCATCGTGCTTAGCATCAATGTCCGCATGAGATTCGTTGATCTTGATTTTAACTTTGTTGAACACACTTTTGGTGCCAACGAAGAAATTGCCAGTGGCAGGATTGCGACCCCAAACAATAGCGGGTGCGCCGTCCATCTTGACAGACAGGGTGCCTGCTGCCTCAAACCAGTCCAGAGCGTTCAGGTCACCCGTCAGGATGGTGTCTTCGGGGTGTT